TAGGATGGGCCAAAAAAATACCGTCTTTATTCATGTACTGCTGGTAAAGGACAGCCGGGATGAAGACGTATTTAGCGCTTTAAAAGCTGAGGGGGAATGTCAAGACAGACTCATTGAGTCGCTAAAAGCTAGAGTGAATAAGGCCAAAAAGGAATGATGCATAATGCCTAAAAAGCGGACTAAAATCACAGAAGAACGCGATATTCATAGAACGAATATGGCTGAGTGGGAAACCCGGAGCGGCATCCTAAAATTGCGCGGTTGGGCAAGCAACGGCTTATCCTACAAAGACATTGCGCAAAAGATGGGGATTACCGAACCAACACTAATTAAATGGCGGCATAAATCTGAGGTAATTCAAGAGGCTTGCACATGGGGCCGGGATAGGGCCGATTTGTTCGTAGAAAGTGCCTTGTTCAAGAGGGCAACAGGCTATTCATACGAAGAAGTACAAACGACTCAGGACAGCAAGCGACGAGTTCTCGAACGTAAAATAACAAAGAAAGAGGTGCCCGCTTCAACAACCGCCGCCATCTTCTGGTTATGCAATCGCAAGCCGAAAGAGTGGAAAAATCAGAAGTATGAGCATACCGATAATCAAGAGTCTCTGAACAAACTGGATGCCGTGCTAAAACGTATAGACGGCGAGTGCAAGAAAGACACAGACGAGGAAGAGGGCGGCAAGAATGACGGAACTACTAGCGCCACACCAAAGACGGAACTGGAAACACACGATAGGTGACTTCCACAGGTGGAATATCTCCGAGGGCGCCACCCGGTCGGGCAAAACTTATGTAGACTTTTATAAGATTCCGTGGCGAATTCGGCATGCGGATAAGGATGGAATCATAGTTCTTTTGGGAAATACACAAGGAACGTTGGAGCGCAACATTCTAGAGCCTTTGCGTTCCATTTGGGGGAAAGATTTTGTTGGCACAATTGGGGGTGCTTCTAGCCGCGTTCATATGTTTGGGCGGGACGTCTATGCCCTAGGCGCCGACAAAAAGACATCAGTTGCTAAGATACAGGGCAGTTCGATAGCCTATTGTTATGGGGATGAAATAGCGACATGGGCCGAACCTGTTTTTCAGATGCTAAAATCCCGACTGGATAAGCCTACTTCCTGCTTTGATGGAACGACTAACCCGGATAATCCTCAACACTGGTTGCACAAATTTTTGAAATCAGACGCCGACATCTATAGGCAGAGATTTACACTGGATGAAAATCCATATGTATCCGATTTTTTCAAAGAACAGTTAAAAAAGGAATACTCGGGAACTGTGTATTATGACCGTTTCATTCTAGGAAAATGGCGGGCCGCCGAGGGAATCATATACCGCGCTTTTGCGGACCATTTTGACAAATTCCTAAGAAAGGAAAGACCGGACCCAAAAGACACAGCATTTTGCACAATCGGGGTTGATTTTGGCGGCACGGGAAGCGCCCAGGCGTTTCAGTGTACCGCATTTTCCAAAGACTTATCGAGGATTGAAACAATCGACGAATACTACACAAAGGACCCATTGGACCCGGTGAAACTAGCGCAAGACTTTGCAGACTTTTTGCAAGTTCAGTTGAGCCGGGGTTATTTCATACAGGAGATAAGAGCCGATTCCGCTGAGTCGGTATTGATTCGCGGACTGCAGGCAGAGCTTGACCGGAGGCGGTTGCCGTACAGGGTCCTCCCGGCGCGTAAAACGGCTATTAATGACCGCATACGATTCTATTGTATGCTGCAATCGTTAGGACGATACTCGGTGCATGTGTCGTGTAATCATACAGTAGAAGCGTTTTGCACAGTAACGTGGCGGCCTTACGTCAACCGAGATGAGCGGTTGGATGATGGCACATACAATATTGATTCGTTAGACGCGCAAGAGTACAGCACGGAAAGCTACCAAAAGCAAATGATACGGTTGATAACATTTAACAGGGGGCTATGAAATGGCAAGTGCTACAAAAAATATCGAGACTAACCGAGCGGAGACTATGCCCGATATTATCCGAAAGTATTTACGCGGCATAGGAAAAGAAACGCTGCCCACAGACTGGTACAGCACCGTAGCAAAATGGCGGGACTGGTATCGCGGGAAGGTAGAAGACTTTCATTTTTACAAGCAGTACAACGGCATGCAGATGGTACAGCGGGAAAGAAAAAGTTTAGGTATGGCTAAAAAAGTTTGTGAAGACAAAGCCGACCTACTGTTGAACGACAAGTGCAGTATTCATATGGCTAACACAACAGACCAAGAGTTTCTAGACTCAGTCTTTGAATCAACCCATTTTTGGCCTAGGGCAAATCAACTTGTGGAACTGTCTGCCGCTCTGGGTAGCGGCGCATTTGTGGAATATCTGAACAATGGCAGAATTGAAATTGACTGCATTTCTGCTGATTGTTGCTTCCCGCTCTCATGGGATGGGGACGAGGTTAAGGAGTCTGCCTTTGCGTCTCACGTTGTGACGCCAGCCGGACAGCAGATTTATATCAACACCCACACACTGGACGACAAAGGAAACTATATAATAAACAATGCCTTTCTTGACAAAAATGGAAAGGTTTTGCCATTGCCAAAGGGCATGATAGACACCATAAATACGAATTCCCCAGTCCCTGCTTTTCAGTATATCAAACCGTCTGGGGTAAATAACTATGACACGACTAATCCGCTGGGCGTTAGCGTTTATGCAAACGCAATCGACCTGCTAAAAAGTATCGACTTAATATTTGACTCGTATGGAAACGAGTTTCAGCTAGGTAAAAAAAGAATAATTGTAAGGGATGATGCCAGCCGCATTATTCCTGTTAATGGGGGTAGTGCATACGCCCCGGTATTTGATGCAAATGATGTGGAATTTTATGCTATGCATATCAGCGGTGATGAAGACAAGTCGGCGCCTGTGACTGAGATAAACATGAATATCCGGGCACAGGAGCATGAATTAGCACTACAAAGGCATCTGGACTTGTTGTCTGAGCGTTGTGGATTCGGCAAGGGCTACTATCAGACGTCTGCAGACAGTGGTGTGCAGACCGCAACGGAGGTTATCTCACAGAACTCACAGTTATTCCGTAGAATTCGCAAGGATGAAATCATTTTAAACTGGGCCTTAATTGGCGTAGTTAATTCTATTTTCGTAATTGCGGGCCGCCCTCTTCCGAATGGCTATCCGATAAAGGTAAATTTTGACGATTCAATTGTCGAAGATACCGACTCCGAGGCAAAGCGGGCGCTGTCTGAAGTGCAGTCGGGTATAATCAGCCGCAAGCAGTACCTAAAAATCGTGTATGGCCTATCCGACGAACAGGCGCAACAGATTGTGGATGAAGCCGACGAAGAGGCGGAAAAGGAAGCGCCCCCAGCAGAAGACCCGAATGCTCTATTCGGAAACAATGGAGGACAGTCCGAGGGACAGCCTGAGGAACAGCCTGAGGGATAACAGGAGGGAAAAGTATGGCACTGTTTGACGAACTGTTTAAGCTGTATGATGATTTGCAGACCGATATTCTAAGGGAAATTGCGGACAGAGCTACACGCAATCCCGAAAAAGATATTGACGAATGGCACGCAAGAATGTTATCGCAAACAGGAATGATGCGAAAAAGCGTTCTTAAAAAATTGAGTAAAATAACAAAAAGAGCGCCACCCGATATAGAACGTATGTTTGTAAAATACGGACTAGGTGTTTTTCATAAGGACGAAAAGGCGTATAAACACGCGGCAAGCAAAGGATTTTTTGGGGGCGCCCCTCTTCCAAAATACTCAGGAAAAATTTTCGAGAAAATCATAAATTCTGGAATTAAGGGGTGCTATGACAAGCTAAACCTAGTCCACACAACGGCGGAACAGTCTTCTCAGGAGGCGTTTAGAAGCGTTGTAAACCGGGTGTATGTAAATTCTTCACTGGGTGGTAAATCGTTCTCTGAGGCGGCGCAAGAGGCACTGAGGGCATTGGCAGACAGGGGGATAAGTGGCGTGACTTACCGGGCGCCCTCAGGAAGAATAATCCATCAAACGATAGATGTAGCGGTTAGGCGTATGGTCGCGACGTCCTATGAGCAAATGGGGGGCAACGTACAAATGCAGATGGCGAAAGACTGGGAAAATAACTTTGTAGAAACCTCTTCCCACATGGGCGCCCGGCCGTCTCATGCCGTCTGGCAAGGGCAAGTATTTCAGCTAGATGGAGACGACCGCTACCCTAATTTCTATACCGAGTGCAAGTACGGCGAGGGAGACGGGATAAAGGGCTACAATTGCCATCACGATTTTTATCCGTTCTTCCCCGGGCTGTCTACCCGGGCGTTTTCACATTACGACGAGAAGAAAAATGCAGAGCAATATGCTCAGGAGCAAAAGCAACGCGGTTATGAACGACAAATACGAAAATACAAACGCCGAAGAGATACCGCCGAGGCCGCCGGGCAAGCCGACGCCGCTGAGCGGGCACAGGACAAGGTAAAGCAGTATCAGAGGATACAGAGGGAGCATGTCAAAAAATATAATCTGGAAAGGGATTATTCACGAGAAAAATAACGGGAGACTTTTGGCCCATAACCTAGTAACCGAACACTAGGTTATGGGTCATTTTTTTGAAAGTTACAGGCCTTTTTGACATACTTTATCAATATCTTATTAACAATTTATTAACAAGTTGTCATTGCGCATTTTTCAGATAGATTTTTTGATTTAACTTACCGTGCATTTATTTTTTGATACTCTATAACCCAAACGCCATTTTTAAAAAAGCTAGGTTATGTTTTTAGTTACAAAAATCGAATTCAAAAAATGGCTTACCTAAGCCGTTTTCCCCTCTTACTGTAACTATGTAACCATGTAACTATATATATATATATATATTATATAGTAGTAGTGGGGTTTGGGTATGGTGTGAACTGTTATGTATTTATGGCGTATTTCCACACGTTATAGGGAAAGTTTCCCCGCGCGCGCGGGCGCATGCGATTTCATCTATACGCGCCCGCGCGTACACACGTGTGTATGCGCACGGCAAGTTATCGCGGGCAAAAAGTCTTTATTTTTTTTGTTGACTTTTTTAAAAGCACATGCTAAAATATGTGTGTGGTAGGAAAATACCATACTTTGGGCAGACCGAGACTCCTCTTTTCTTCAGTTTCCTCCCTTTTGTTTGGGTCAGCCTTGAGGCTGGCCCCACATAGCTATCGTCTCTTCTCATTTTGCGGCGGCGGTTATCGTCGTCACAAATTACTTACACGCCCGGCATGCGTGACTAAAATATCTGCCCAGCGAACTGGAACAGACCAGACTAAAAAAGATGCTGAATAACAGGAGGAAATTGATATGTTGGAATGGCTGAAAGAAGTTTTAGGCGATAGTTATTCACAGGAAATTGATGAGGCAGTATCGAAAAACATTGGCAAAGAATTTGTGCCCCGGGCTGAGTTTAACAAAGCTAACGATTCCGCAAAAGACCTATCGGACCAGCTAGCCGAGAGGGATAAGCAGTTGGAGGGGCTGAAAGACTCAGGCAAGACCGTAGAAGAATTGCAAGCGGAAATTGCCAAGCAACAGGAGCTAAACAAGCAACAGGCTACAGATTACAAAAACAAGTTGGACGGCATGAAACGCGATTCGGCCATTGATGCCGCTATTGCAAAGGCGGGCGCTCAGAACGTGAAAGCCGTTCGGGCACTGTTGGGAGATTTGTCCGACGTTAAAGTGAACGACGACGGGGTGACGGGTTTATCTGATAAACTCTCGTCCTTGAAGAAAGATAATGGCTGGGCCTTTAAGTCAGATGACGATAGCAAGCCGTCTGAAGGCACAGGAGGCGTTGTTTTGGGTAATGGCTATGTTACAGGCGCCCCACAGGGAAACGGCTTAGACGGCCTCTCAGGGGTTGAGAAAGCCTTTTTCAGAAGTCACCCAGAATTAGCACCAAAGGAAAAATAATCCTAGAAAGGGTTTGATGAAATGGCAAATACATTGCAGGAACGTTATGCGAATCTAGTGGATTTGCGTTTGCGTGCCGCGTTGGTAACGATAGATACAGGTGCCGTCCCAGTTTTTAACACGCGGTATGAGGGTACACCCAAAGCTGGGGCCGTAAAAATCCCGGTCCGCGATTCAGAGGCAACTATGGCCGATTACAATATCGTTACAGGCGCTAACTTGACTGAGTCCAGCACTTCATATCTCACCGTGACGGATTTTAAAGACCAAGTTATCAACGAATTGATTGACGGTTTTGATGCTCAGGCGGTTCCTGATAACATTGTGGCCGATAGGCTGGACAGCGCGGGTTATGCAGGAAGTTTAGCGTTAGATACAGATGGAATCGCAACATTGGTTGCAGGTGGCACTGTATCGACAGACACTACTGCATTGACCTCCAGTACAGTCTATGGGTCAATTATTACCGCCCGTACTGCCCTGTCCGAGGCGAATGTACCAGAGGCGGGCAGGTTCATGATTGTAACACCCGCCGTATATGGATTATTGTTGCAGGATTCTAATTTCATTCGGCAGGGTGATTTGTCCCAGACATTGTTGAACAGCGGTTATATCGGCAGTGTTGGCGGGTTTGCTATTAAAGAATCTTCCTTGCTCCCGGCGGGAACAGAGTATGTATGCGGTCATTCCGATTGGTGCCACAGAATTCGTGAGTGGATGGTTCTGCCGCATGTGCAGGATTTAAATGGGGACGGCAAGCATATTGGCGCTTCTGCTGTGCAGGGCCGTTATGTGTATAAGCATGCCGTTTCTAAGGCCGCCGCTGTTTATGTTAAAAACGCGGCATAAGGACTAAAAGGTGAGTAATTATGGCATACGTGGAGTACAGCGATTACACCGGGTATTCAACGGTTGAAGTTCCCGAAGAAGATTTCCCAAAATATGAGGAAATCGCGTCTGCTATAATTGATACGCTAACGCGCTCAAGGATTACGCTATGGGGTGGGCTTTCGGCCCTCCCCATTTTTGTTCAAACCGCTGTGAAAAAGGCAGTTTGCGCGCAAATTCAGTCTATGGCGTACAATTACGGTGATGCTGTTGCCGCGACGGAAGATGTGTCCGAATTGGAATACCAATCAGAAACTTTGGGGAAGTACAGTTACAACCGAGGTGCCTCGGCCGGGAAAGAACCCGAGACGGTAAATGGAATAGCAGTTAGTCCTATGGTTCGTCCATATTTATCCCCAACAGGCCTCTTGTTTTCCGGGATAGACCCTAGTTATAACCCTTATGGGCTTGATATTTAGCAATGAAAAAAAGGGAGGTGCTGAACGTTGTCCCCAATTTCAAATAGGTTGTTGATACACACCGTTGAGCTACACACAAATTCCTCTACAGATGGGTGGGGAAATGAGGTAGATGGCTCGACCCAGAGTATTAGCAAGGTTAGGCTAGAACCCTCTTTTAAAATGGTTTTCGACCAAAAAAATCAACAGGTACAACAAAGCGCCGTTCTGATTGTTGACGCTGTAAAGTCTCGGCCGTCTACAGTTGACTGGTTTGCACAATATGGACATTTGTTAGATTTTGACGGCAAGCAATATAAAATTTTAGGGGCATCTAAGTTATATGATGCTACAAAATTTCATCACTGGGAGGTGATGTTGGGGTGAGTTTTTCTTTCAATTGGCATGGTGACGAGTTTGTTGAAAGGGCTAAAGATGCTAATACCGGAGCGATTGAAAAGGTTTGCGCGGAAGCCTTGAAAGATGCAAATGCGCTATGTAAATACCAGTCGCATAAGCTAATCGAGAGCAGTTTTACTGCAAGCGATTTTTCAAAGGGCGAATTGACATGGAGTACAAAATATGCGCGTAGGCAATACTTTACCGGAACGCCGCATACAAATAAGAATCCCTCGGCATCCCTCATGTGGGCGCATAAGGCCGCCAACGCTAATTTTAAAAAGTATCAAGCTATATTCGCAAACGCTGTTAGGGAGGGAATGTGATGCCTCTTTTAGAGGATATGCTTACCGCGATTCGCGGTAGGGCTGAGCAGTTAGGATTGCCGCCGCCCGAGATAGGTCCTCTTCCCGCTGAGGATTCGGGTATCGGTATGTTTTTGTTGGGTGGGCGTCCGGATGAATTTCTGAATAGAAAACGTTCAGATGTGCAATTGCTTTCGGTCAATACCAAGTCGCCAAACGGTCATACGGCATTGGAATACGCCGAAAAAATGATTGACATTTTGACCGGAAGTGATAGCGTTATGCCTCCGGGTGTGTCGGCAATTCATATCAATACACCCTGCTCATTTGTCGACAGGGATTCTGCTGGAAGCTATATTTATAATGTGGTGTTTGATGTGCTATATTAATTGAAAAAAGAAAGGTGATAAAAGATGGATAACAACTACAATTACCATTTTTTTGTAGATACAACTCCACAATCCGGGACGCCCACATGGGCAGAAGTGGCCGAGGGAATCAATAATCTGGACGCTAGTTTAAATGAGGTAGTTCAGAAATATTCATTTCTGAGCGGTCAAGGCTGGGGTTCTAGTGAGGTAACAGGCGGTCAAGTTTCCGTGAAGTTCAAAGGCGTTAGAACTCAGGGGGACGCCGCGCAAGATTATATTTATGGGGCTGCTGTACGATATAACTTTGGTGATGCACGCAAGACGCATTTTAAAATTACAGACCCTGATGGAACAGCGATTTCCGGTAGTTGCACACTGAATGACATTGACAAAAAGGGTGGAGACACCACAAAGGGCATGGAAATTAATTTCACTGTTTCCTTTAACGGAAAACCAACCATTGGGAACGCCCTAGCGGTGTTGAGTGTTGTGTCTGCCGCTAGTGCAACGCAAACCGGGTACACAACAGTGACGGTAACACCGTATAAGGATTCCGAGAACTCGTATGTGTATAAGACTGGTACTTCTGTTGACTTACCCGCCTATGGCGTGGCGCCCTCTGGGTACACCACATGGGACGGGGCCTCCGATATTGAGGCTACCACAGGAAATGAGATAGCTATTGTGGAGTGCCTGTCCGACGGCACAGCAAAAGCAGGTGGCAAAACGCTTGTGGTGTCCAAGGCCTAATCTCTTCCTTTATCCCCCCCTCTGGGGGATTTACATAAAAAATAAGGGAGGTTGTTTTATGTTCGAATTAAAAAGACATTCGGGGAAGTTGGATTTATCGGTGAAAGTTGGGGACACAGTGGTTCCTGTAGCATTAGATATCGCGACGCAAGGGCGGGTATTCAATCAGCGTTTTTCAGAATTGGTGAATTCTGAAATAGAGGTAAAGCGAATTTCCTCAAAGTTGTTCAGCATTACGAAAAATCAAGACGCTGAAGAGGTGGTGCAAGCACCGTCTTTTGAGGATTTGGAGGACGCTCGGCAAGCCTATGGGCAATCTCTTGTGGCCTTAATGACATTGGTTTTTGGGGACTCTGGGGCAAAAATCATTTTCGAGTTTTTTGACAACGATTATGAGGACCTATTGTTGTCTATAATCCCTTTTTTCAAAAAAGAATTGATTCCCGCATTGGAAAAAGTAAGAGATGATAAGGCGAAGAGGTATGCAAAAGCGGGGATTCACTGATGTTTAACTATAGTTCTCCCCGCAAAATTGTTTTTTATTCGCAAGGCATCAAGTATTGCGTTAGGCCATATTATAATCGGGTGTTGGCTTTTTTAAAAGCGTGTGATGATAAAGATTTAAGTATTAGGAATCTCTGTGCCATTGCCGGGAAGCTGTTTTTGAGGCCACTAGGACGGTTTAGGTTAAAGCATTTATCTATAGAAGACTGTGAAAAATGGCTTACTGATTTCATTATGCATGTTATTCAGAACGGCAAGAACGCCGACGAGAATTGTGATAAAGAGAATGAAACCGAACAAATATTCGATTTTTGGATTGATGCCGAATACGTGTATGCCGCTTTTTATCAAGCGTATGGGATAGATTTGCACAGGGCGACCAACCATATGTTTTGGGGCGATTTCATAGCTCTTTTGTCTGGTTTACCCAAAGATACAAGGCTGTCTGATATTATGGATATTAGGGGTAGGCCGATTCCCGAAAGAACAGACTATAATTCGGAGGAGATTCGGAGATTGGAGGAAGCAAAAGACTTTTTTGCCCTGCATAAGCACAAAAAAGTTAGCTATAAACAGGGATTAGGAAAATTGTTCGGTGAACTGAAAGCATGGGCAGAAAGTTAATAAATGAGGTGTGGCAGATATGGCTGAGGGCGCAACGGTTGGTAGCGTAACATTTAAATATATGGGCGATACTTCCGGGCTAGACCATGCTAATATGACCGCTGAGGGAAAAACACGGGGCTTTGTTGGCAGGATTTCAAGTCTATTGGAAAATGGGTTCGGGAACGCCTCTAAAAAATCTTCCTCGGTATTGGATATTGGGCTGGGGACGGCCCTAGGAAATTTGGCTTCTAAGGGAGTCGAAAAAGTCGGAGAATTCGCTCACGAGGGAGTTTCAAAGTTTGCCGAATTCACGAAGTCCGGGGTAGAACTTGCCTCCAACTTGAACGAAGTTGAAAATGTGGTAGACCAAACGTTCGGGAAAAACGCGGGAAAAATAGATGCTTTTGCAAAAAAAGCGGCAAGCAGTTACGGCCTATCAGAATTACAGGCTAAACAGTATAGCAGTACCCTAGGGGCCATGACTAAGTCCATGGGGCTTTCCGGTGATGCCACTTTAAAAATGAGTGAGGACATGACCGGGTTGGCCGGGGATATGGCCTCTTTCTACAACTTAAATCCCGACGAGGCTTTCGAGAAAATCAGGTCCGGTATCTCTGGTGAAACGGAACCTTTGAAACAACTCGGTATAAACATGGACCAAGCGAATTTGAAAGCTTTTGCTATGAAAAACGGCATGGACTCCAACGTCCAAAGCATGAACCAAGCTCAACTTGCGACTTTACGGTATAAGTATATTTTGAGCGCCACAAAAGATGCACAGGGAGACTTTGCCCGTACTTCAGGCTCATACGCAAACCAGCAACGCCTGTTTAAGATGCAGTTGGAACAGACATCTGCTGAAATGGGGAAAGCGTTACTCCCGGCGCTACAGGCCATCCTAAAGGCGGTAACACCATTACTGCCCCAGTTGGGGCAATTGTTAGCTCAGGGCATAAAGCCTATCGCCGCATTGATTCAGCAGTCGGCGCCTTTCATTTCTCAGTTGGTTAAATTCTTGATGGATTTAGGAAAGACAGTAATGCCGATTATTACTTCCACTTTACAGCAATTGGCCCCGATTTTAAAACAGATTTTTCAAACGGTGGGACAGATTATTAAAACTGTTCTGCCCGTAGTTTTACAAATTATGAAGGCTCTGCTTCCGGTATTACTGCAGATTGTAAATGCCATCCTACCAATAGTTTTACAAGTTCTGAAACAGTTAATGCCCCTATTTTTGCAGATTGCACGGCAAGTATTACCTGTTTTATTACAGATTATTAAGATGCTGCTGCCCCCTTTGATGGAGATAATTAAGACTGTTTTGCCGCCTTTGATGCAGATTATCAGGGCACTTTTACCGCCGTTATTGCAGATTATTCAAGCAATTCTGCCGCCATTGGTGCAGTTGATAAAATTGGTAGCCTCGGTGCTGTCTGTGCTAATCCCGATTGTAGGGGCAGTAGCCGTTGCCGTTGCAAATGTATTAGTTGGCGCCTTTAAGGCTATAACCCCTGTTATTTCCGCTGTGATACAGGTTTTTCGTAGCATTATAAACTTTTTGCGTGATGTGTTCGTAGGGGATTGGGGCGCCGTCTGGAATGACGTACGGGATATTTTTGGTGGTGCTTTCGGCGCATTAGTTGGCCTAGCAAAGGCCCCAATCAATGCCGTAATCGGTCTAATAAATGGTTTAATATCCGCGCTAGACATGATTCGTATTCCGTCATGGGTTCCGGGTATCGGCGGCAAGGGCATTAGTATTCCACACGTGCCCTATCTAGCCGAAGGCGGTGTGGTGGATAAGCCTACCCTTGCCATGATTGGCGAGGCGCCTAACGCTAAAACGGACCCGGAGATTGTTTCTCCGTTGAGCAAATTGCGGGGGTATCTTGACACTTCTATGCAGCTTTCCCGTCGTGAGGGAGCTACAATTGTTCAAGTGACGGTGCCGCCGCCGACGGTAACCCTAGACGGCGAACAGATAGCGGCAAACACCGAAAGGCATCAATTCATATCGGCGGCGATTAGAGGGGTGAAGCAATGAAACTGCTATTAGGAAAATATTGCGTGCCTAGTGCCTCATTAGAAATTATGCCCAATTCACAAATTTCTGAAAATGCGGGGCAAGTTTCAGAGGGTACTTTGATGATAAAAAATCCTATCTTCAGTACCTATTACGACCCGGATATTGAGGGGAATCCAAAAGAATGCGACCGAATTCATTTAGCAGTTGAAGATGATAGCTATAACGGTCATTTGGTGACTTCTGATGAAGCAACCGCCGCCGCAAATTCGGGTAATGGGTGGGACTATATCGCTCATATTATGGCCCAAGAGGCAGGGTACTACCCGGGTACCTATGACTATCTAAAATACCAAGGTGTATTTATAGCGGGGATTAACGGAATTGATTCAGAGTTGCAGACATCCCCCACAGCGGGTTCTTTTTTGCATCTTCCTAAAATGCTATATTCTGGAATTATCATGGGAGTAGACCAACAAGACGTGGGAACGTCCAACAAGATGCGATATAAAATTTTTAAATGTAAAATCGCTTCTGCCGCGCAATGCCTTACTCGGATTTATTGCGATTTATCATTTCCCCAGGGGGCCTCCATAACTCAGGTTTTATTCGGGAATCATAGTTCTGATTCGTGGTACAATAATGCATTATATCAATTTTCTGGGTTAGTCCAAACCCGGATAAATCCAGAGGGATTTTTTGACTTTGGGTTGTCCTGTACAACAGATAATATTATCAATAATACTGTACTTGCCTCTGACGCGAATTTATGGGGGACCACTATTGCAGACGCCTTAGATAAATTGGCAAAGTCGGGGGAGGCCTATTGGAATGTAGACGCCTATGATGTTTTTCGCTTTCGTCGTAATGGCCTTACCGGAAGCGCTCCTTTTACCCTAGACACACAGGCAGAGGCCTACAACGTTCAGCCTACCCGGGACAGTTATACCACATATTCTGCCATTCGATTTACCGGGGGGCGCGGAGAGGGAGCGCCTTTTTATGCCTATGCCTACAGCAAAGAGGATGATAAATTTAGGCGGCAATCTATGGTAGTCACCGATTCCACCCATGCCAAGCTGGAATACCCTTTGAGTAGGCTATATCAGGGCAATTCTTCAGACACAACAGGAATATACTGCCTCACTCAGTACAATAAAACGGATGATTCTCTTTATTGGTACCCTTGCTATTTTTCGGGAATCCAAACGCCCCCAGAGGGGACAAAAGCATGTGTTGTGTCCACTGATTCAGATACGATAGAGTTAGTAAACGGTTTGACTTTCGACTTTCTTCCCGATAATATTCCAGATACACAAAATTTTAACGCGGAAAGTTATGCGTTTTTGTCATATATCCCCATTATTGATATTATAGTACGTTTGACCGACCCGAATTTGCAAGAGCAAGTAAAAGAGCAAGGCGGGGGAACGGGAATTATTGAATACGCCTATTCGGACAACGCTATTACAGACTATAGCGAGGCCACACAGGAGGCCATTTCCATATTGGATAGTGTTTCCCGAAGAACGCTAACCATAAAGTTTAAAACCCTAAAAGATGGTTTTCATTGCGGGCAGACTCTCAGGGCTAATTTACCTTACTATGGCGCAACAGAGACGTATATGGTAACCGCTGTGACGGCTTCTTTGATTTATGCCCGGGATGAAGAGGCCAACGCGATTTTATGGGAGTATGAAGTGGAAGCAACGGTAGGAGCTTACCGAGATGCGGTGACGCATCTGTTTTTGGTTCCCACTTCTACAAAATTTAGTTTGGGTTCTTCTTCCCCTCCGACCAAAGGTTTGTATTTGAATTATCAATTAGGGTTTTGGACCCAGATTTCAGCCGTTCCATGTGGACCTCTATCGTGGGAAGAATGGGAATATCGGGAAAACACATGGACCGAGATAGAAAATTCCGGAAAAACGTGGACTGATTGGCTATATCCTACAGTAGATGTTAGCTCCCGAGATTTTGGGCCTAACGACAATTATCAACAGCGTTGGAATAATTTAGGCATGCTATATTTGCAGGAGGCACTAATGGGAGATACATCTCCTGTAAATGGAAATTTGGCTTGCTTAGAGCAGATAACTCTAACCGACGTATCAGGCGCGACAGACGTAATACAGGCGACTTCTCCTGTGGGCGCCTCTGGGCGTTCCGGGTTCAGAGTGGTGAACGAATTTTTATTTAGCGTTCCGTCTTCACGGCATTATACTAAAATTGAGTTAGATAATTCCAGTGGCGTTCCCGTTATGGCGGCGGCATGCGATATTGATGGAACGGCTGCAGGGCCATTTTATGGGCGCTATTGCGATATTAAAATAGATGTGCTGATGGGTGCCAGTGAGGGGACGTTGGGATTCAATGCCTCGGTTATGTTGGCAAGGCCTTTGCAGATAGCTCTTTCCAATCCTAAAAGGGGAATGGAAAATGCACTCAGGGCCTCCGATATTTATTGGGATTGGATAGGGAACCATGAAGCCGAAGAGGGTAATTTTCTCACCAACATTTTTGATGTTACAGGAGACATTTGGTTGACTGGAACATCAGAGGACCCGAATTGGTTGTCCGTTCAAAGAGCGGCAGACCCCATCCGAACAGAGGACTCCATCATTACAACGTACTATGTGCCGCCCACAACGTATAAAATCATTCATCAGATTTCCACAGATAATCCGTGGAAAGAGGCCTCTGCCGTTTTGGATTATGATAAATCTGAAACGGCCCCTGAGGGGTCATACACACTGGTTATCGTAAAAAGGGAGCGATTATAATGGCATACACAAATTCAACGGCAAACATGGAACTTCCTATTTGGCTAGGCTCAGATAAACCCGCTATGGCAGATTTCAACGGTGCCTTTACCACCATAGACTCCGACGGACAGCCTGTAATTTATGGCTCCGGTGAAACTTTTCAAGAAGTTATGAAATTTGCAAACGGCCTTATGATAATCCGGGGGGAGGTGCTAAACCACACTTCCGTCTGGAAGACATACACGTCAAGCCTAGCGTATTCCTCAGTGTTTACAATAAATTTTGACGAGGCTTTCACGAACAGTCCGTCGGTGTGCATGTCATGTTCCGGGCCGGGTATGAGCGGGGCACAAACAGCGCCTAACACATACCCGTCTACCAGCGCAATAGATTATGTGATAACGAACCCATCCGCAATACCGGATAATACGGACTTTCGCGTATTTTATATAGCAGTAGGCCGTTGGAAGTAGTATAATATAGGAAAAAGAAAGGGGTCGTTTTTATGGGATTTGCTATGACGGGAATAGATGTATCAAACTGGAAAGGCTTTCCTAACTTTTCGGAAGTTAAAAATGCAGGATATGGATTTATGATGCATAAATTGACTGAGGGGCATACCTATCTAGACCCTTGTGCCCACAAGAATATACAAAACGCAAAGGCCGCCGGGTTGCATGTTGGGGTGTACCATTTTTTAAGGGCTACTACTGCCCTCTCTGCCAAGCAGGAGGCCGAGTTTTTCTTGAGCAAGGTAAGACAAGAGCTTCCTTTGGATATGCCCGTAGCGCTTGACGTGGAAGCCTTTTCCGGGGTTTCTGCCTCGGCCATAGCGGCGGCGGCAAGGGAATGGATAAATGTTGTTTCTGCAGAGGGTATGTATGTTGCATTGTATATTAATAAGGACTATGCCGACCGCGTGTTTAATGTCAAAGGCGGCGGCTTTAAGGACATTGCAATTTGGTATGCGCGATACACTGGAAATGCCGGGGCCGTACACGACGTGCAGGAGCTAGGAAGACCAGCAGAAATGATACAGTATAGCGACTCGGGTAGTGTGCCCGGAGTTGCGGGAAAGGTAGATGTAAATGTAGTTCGCGATAATCTTCCCGAGGTGATTGTAAAAAAAGGTTTGAATGGATATAACTCCCCTGTTTTGCGTAAGTCGGTCCCGCCAAACGCTGAAGTTGTGAGCGATACAACTCAGGGTTTTACCCTATCCGTCGGGCATGTGTATCAATTGAAGATTACGGGTCCGGCGGGTACCGTAGTGAATACGGGAAACGGGAAAGTCGCAATAGCAATTCCCCGCAACGCGCGGACTGGGAATGACGATTTTTGGTTTATCGTGGGCATATCTAAAGGAACAACGGGAATTTATGTGCATGAAAAATCAGGGGGAATGTTTAAAACATGTGACGTAAAAATAATTTAAAAGTAGGGGCTGTCCTATGTTTCTGAATATAATTTTAGTAATAGTGAAAGGATTGATTCCCGTGGCTTTGGGTGCCCTTGTAGGCGCCGCGACAGCGCGGCATGTTAGAAAAAAGGCCTCTGATTCGGCTTTGCAGTCGTTGTTGAGAGTACAATTAAAAGCGGTGTATCGTGCCAGTCGCCAAAAGGGTAGCATTTCCATGGAAGAATTGTCAGACGTTGATGCCCTGTATTCCTCTTACCATAAAATGGGGTTTAACGGGGTTGGGACGGAGATATACCAAAAGATAAAAAATTTGCCAATTATAGGGTGAAAAGGGAGGAATTATTACGATACAAACGATTGTGATGGACATTTTGAAAATTTTCATTTGTACATTTTTAGGTGTGATTTGCACATATTTAGCAACATGCCTAGACAAAAAGCGACAAGCTTTAGAGGTCGATTTGAAATCACAGAAGAACTCTGAAATTTTGGATTACGGCTCTAAAGTATGGGACATGGTGGAAGAATATTTCAGAGTACACCCAGACAAACTAAAGGATATTTCAACTACACTTGAAAAATTTTCAGAAGTGCTAAAATCTAAGTTTCCAGAGCTTACCGAAGATGAAATTCGCAATATTAGGGGTTTGATAGCGGGACTTAAAAATTCGGGTAAGGCCAAAATAAAATAAGGCCTTACCCTTATTTGTGGATAAATATAATAGTAGACTAGCAAAACACAGGATGCCTAAACAGCCGAGGGCTAGGGTCCCCCGGTATTACATACAGACTGAGGCATTAGTCTGTAAATATAAAATGAGTTCTGTATTCATGCTCTCCGTTTTCTTCTCTTTTTCTTTTATATAATCGCCGTCAATTGATGGCGATTATTTTTTTTAAAAAATTTTGAAAAAAGTATTGACTTTTTATATGTAAAGGCATATAATATAAATGTGCTTGAGAAGAGTACAAAAAAAACACATAATCGAAAGGGAGTTTAAACAATGAATCAAGTAATACTAACCGACAACAACGGGGTTGTCATTGGGTATGAGCTAGATTCTA